TTAGACTATCAGCTGAACGTTGGTAACGATCAATGGTGTTTTTATCTAACTTATGTAAGCCTTCGTTACCTTCATGTTGACGTAGCCAAGCCACAACATACTTCTTAAGATCTTTAGTGCTGTAGTAATAATTATAGTAACGAAAACTATCACGTAGATGGTGGTCAAATTCTTCATTTGAAAAAGTCAAAGCGCGATCATAATCCCACGTGGGTTCTTTGCCTGTGTATTTTTCATCGCTAAAGTTAATATTACTAACTTTTGCTTTCTTTTTCATACCGTCAATTTTGATTGCCATAATATCCTCTCGTTTCTTATATTATATATACTTTTTGTAAAAAGTCAACCGTTTAATAGTACGCCAAATGTTAGATATTGCTCATAATGGGCTATTTCTTGATTAATCTGCGCTAGTAATTCTGCATGCTTTTGGGTTTGACGCCCCTGTCTACGACAATTGATTTCTTCTTCGCTGAGCTTTTTAACCATGGCACCTATAGCATTACTCATTTTCAGCATATCGCCTGTATAAGTTTTCATCTTATGCGCAGGCTTTTCTAATGCTATCTGCACTTGTGCCCAATCTAAACTTGTAGTAATCTCAGCCATAATACAGTATAACATCATTTGGGCGGATTGTCAACGGCGATAAATACTAGATAATTAGGATTAAATAATGCCACGTTTAAGTTTATGGCGCCCAAACAAGGGTAACGACTACAAGTTCTTTGATCAACGTATGAGTGAGATGTTTACGGTTGGCGGAACAGATGTCTATATACATAAGTATCTTGGTCCAATTGACCAACCATTTACCAGCAATACTGAACCCGGTACCACTGGCATCACCGCAATTCAAGATTTACTATTCTTAGAAAACCGCGATCGTAAGTATGATAGCGATGTATATAGTCTACGTGCTATGTATCGCATGAGTGATAACGATTTTGATTTAACCCAATTTGGATTATTCCTAACTGGTGATACCTTGTTTATGACCTTTCACTTAAATGACATGGTTGAAACATTAGGACGTAAATTAATGGTTGGCGATGTATTAGAACTCCCCCATCTGAAAGACCTATATCCATTAGATGAGGGCCTAGCAGTAGCACTTAAACAATATTATGTAGTACAGGACAGCACCAGATCAGCTGAGGGATTCGCTCCAACTTGGTATCCACATTTATGGCGTATCAAAGTTGCTCCATTAGTTGATAGTCAAGAATACAAAGATATCATTGCACAGATTGCCGCCGGCGATAATACCACTGATTCAATTCAAAGTGTACTAAGCACCTACGATAAATTAATCAGCATCAACGATGCTATCGTACAACGTGCAGAACAAGATGTTCCGGCTAGCGGATATGATACTAGCAGTATCTATGTTGTACCGGTTAATCCCGACGGATCGGCAGCAGACCCGGGTGCCTTAGATGCTAGTGATATGAGTCCGGATGCTAGTGATACAGCCAACGACGCTAGTGCGCAGACTTCAACATCAACATTAAAAGTCAAAGGGTATTTGACCAGTGATGCGTTACCACCAAATGGTGCAACTGTAGCCGCAGGAATTGGATTCCCATCAGGACCAGGAGTAGGTGATTTCTACCTACGTTTAGATTATGTACCTAATAGACTATTCCGTTACGATGGCCGTCGTTGGGTCGCTGTAGAGGACGCTGTGAGAACAAACTTAACACCGGGTGCGGCTAACAAAACTCAACTTAGCAGTTTCATTAATGACACAAATGCCAATTACAGTAATGCATTAGGCTATGATGCTATACGTGTTGCTAACCCATACACACCGCCAGCTAACTCACATACTACATCATTTACATTAAGCAGTGAAAGTGTTATTACTAACATTCCTTACAGAAGCACCTATGGCGTTAAAACTTTGGTAAACAGTCATATTGTACCTAACACAATGTCTAATTCTAGTGGCAATGTTGGATTTGCATTAACTACTGCAAACATCTTAGCCATTGGCAGTTTGTTAGAATACACTGTTTATGCTAATGTAAGACTTGAACGACAAAGCCTAAGTCAGGCTCTTAGACCAACGGCGGATAACTAATGGTAGCGCAACAACAATTTTTTTACGATGCTCAGATAGAGCGATTCCTTGCTCAGTTCATTCGCATGGTGTCAGGATTCCAAGTTGAGTTTGGAGCAGATCGTAGTGGTCACAAAACTCTACAACGAGTACCAGTATACTATGGTGACGGTAGTCGACAAGTAGCGGCCATTATTACCAATAATAGTACCAATGCAATGCCGGCGGTTCCTGCGATGACTGTTTTTATTAACGGTATCACCTATGATAGAGATCGTGTGCAAGACCCAACATTTGTTGGTAAAATGAATATACGACAAAAATATTATAACGAAAACACAATGGAATATGAAAATCGTCAAGGTAATGCATTTACCATTGAACGTAGTATGCCTGTTCCTTATACTATCGACTTGAAATTAGATATTTGGACCAGCAATACTAAACAAAAATTACAACTATTAGAACAATTGATCGTATTGTTTAATCCTGCATTAGAAATACAGTCAACTGATAACTATATTGATTGGACTAGTTTAAGTGTTGTTTATTTAGAAAGTCCGAGTTGGACTAGCCGACAAGTTCCAATTGGTACCGACAATCCAATTGATGTTGCTACCCTTACATTCAAACTTCCGGTATGGATTAGTCCTCCTGCCAAAGTTAAAAAACTTGGCGTCATACAAAAAATTGTTGCTAGTATTCATGACAGTCAGGGCGATCTTAACACTGATGTATATAGTGAAGCCAACCTAATGGGATATAGACAATACTTTACTCCAATGAGTTACGGAATATTACTGATTGGCAATCAATTAACTTTACTTAAAATGGAAGAAGTTGAGGATCCTAGAGAGCCCACATTAGATACTCCTGTCAAAGTAGGCACACCCGATATTTGGCGCAGTCTAGTCAATGTCTATGGTGCTTTAGAAAATGGCATTAGCCAAATACGATTATTACAAGATGACGGACTTACTGAAGTAGTTGGCACTGTTAGTTATCACCCAACTGACGAAACTCTTTTAATATTCAATCCAGATATAGATACATACCCTGGTAATACCTTAGGCCCAATTAATGCTATTATTGATCCAATGAAAAATTCAGCAGTGACCTTGGCCAGTACAGCAACATCGGGCACACGATTTTTAATCTTAAATGATATTGGTAGCTTTGATAATCCAATTGGTGGCGGAGCACAAGCGTGGCGTGGTAGTGATGGTCAAGATTTAGTAGCCAATGCCAACGATATCATTGAATTTGATGGTACCCATTGGACTGTATCATTTGACAGCCAGTCTGATCAGACTGTACAATATGTAAGTAATCTAAATACTGGAACTCAATACAAATGGTATCTCAATCAGTGGGTGAAAAGCTGGGAAGGCGAGTACAAAGAAGGACTATGGACACTGGTGTTGTAGAAAGTGTAGGTACGTTTATCTATTGTACTACAACCAAACGCTATCTATTCCTATTAAGAAATTCAAGCAAGTATTCAGGCACCTGGGGATTAGTTGGCGGTAAAGTTGAAGCCAACGAATTAACTATTCAAAGCCTTATGCGTGAAATACAAGAAGAGCTTGGTGGTACTATCCATGATCCAAAGATTATTCCTATAGAAAAATTTACCAGCGACAATGGTAATTTTACCTATCATACTTATATCACCCCAGTAGACGAAGAGTTTGTACCTGTATTAAACAATGAACATCGTGGATATTGCTGGGTACATTTAGAAGATCATCCTAAACCCTTGCACCCAGGGGTGTGGCGTACTATTAATTTTTCAGCGGTAATTTCTAAGATTCGTACACTAGAACTAGTGTTATAGATCTGCTTCTAAAACAAAATCTCTATAACTAATTTGTCTTAGGTTAGGACAGTATTTCCAATCTTCAGGAATACTAGCTGATCCTTGATCTGACACGTGTATAAACTCTACATCATTGTATACTTTGAATATTGTAGCTTGATTTGCAAACCATTTATCATCATTGATTTGAAAGTGTAAGTCTGTATATCCAGGAGTATTTGCATAAACGTTATTATTCATGCCCGGAGTGTCTTGGCCGTCGAATCCCAGTAGATAAACTTTTTTATGTCCATCAAATGCAGCAATGTATATAGCAGTTGATCCTGAATCACCATATGGGTCATGTGGAATAAGATAGAATTTTTTAGGGAACTCTAAACTAATATCTACTCTAGAATAAACAATATTATTGTCAGTGTATCCGCTGTCAACAACTTCTTTGGCCATGATACGATCTGTCACTACTAGAAAGTCTGGAGTATAATCTCTATAAAATGCATTACATCCATAGGTTTGAACTGTGTCGGCTCCTAGCAATCCGCTTTTCTTAGCCATTAGATGTCTGACATCAAAATCTAATCGACTAACGCCATTGCCAAATACCACTGCACGATTGCTAATCTGATTGTTAATAACGTTATTAGGCACATGTTCAGTTGTTGATGTCCATGCACCATCTACGTAACTTCTCTCCGATATAATATCTTCACCGGAGTAATTTTTTCGATACTTTTTAAGTAAATTTAACATCTATGCTTCAGCCTTATGATGCAATGTAATTTGGTTGTACTTTAACGTTGGCCCACGCTGTACCAGCATTTGGAATTAACCATAGTGAACACTGCCATGGACTTGATGTTTGGTCTACGTTGGCAGCCAATACACCCATGGTGTTGCCATTATTAACAATACCGTAGGTTGTTACCCACGCACTTGTAGTGTTTTGTACTAGCAGTGCTTCCATAGCTTGTACGTTTGCTGTGCCGCCTTGTTTTACTGAAACAATATATTTTGCTGTGGTATACGTATTCGCTGAGAACCTATCTAACAATGTTAAGTCGGCAGCACTGGTTACGTTTGCTGGTGCAACATTATTGTAGATAATTTTTACACCGTTGAATATAACTTCGTTCGTGCTGTTAACCATAATTCTGTCAACAGATCCGGCAGCTGCGTTACCAGTTTGTACGTTTGCCCAGTTAGTGTTTGTATCAAATACAGTATAACCAGATGCAATTGAAGATACAGTGGCAGTTGTTGTTAATCTACGTACATCGATCACGTCACCTGTTGCTGGTGCTTCAGTGAATGTCAGTGTTGTACTTGCAATACTGTAAGCAGTAGTTGGGATCTGTACGATACCGTTGATTGATACGATAGTGCCTGCGGATGTTGAAGCAGCACCAAGTGTAAACGCTACTGTACTACCATCACCGTTAAATGCATCTGTAGCAATAATTGTAAATGAGCTACCAGCTACACTCCATGTACCACCACTTGCTGCTGAGTAGTATTCTAGATTGTTTGTTGAACTGTTCAAACGTAACATACCTGGTACGTCAACGTTACCCGCTGTGCTTGGACGTTGTAGTGTAGTACCTACCGGAACAATAATACCACCAGTACCGTTAAATTGCGCAGTAATACCACTGGCTGGTGACGCATTACTACCGCCAATGCTTACTACGTCAATACCTGGAACTGCATAAATTAATGTTTGTGCACCAGTACCTTTAACTTGGAATCTAGCATCAACTCCGCTGTTGTTACCATAGTTGATAACAGCACCTTTGGCCACGTTTAAGTTAGCATTAAAGCCAACACCACCGTTGACTTGGAATGCACCAGTTGTTGGACTTGTTGTGTTTGTTGTTGGGATAACTTGAACGTTAGCTGCCAAGTGGTTAACCAACATGTATACGTTAGCGTCATTTGGGGCGTTAATAATAAATTTCAAATCACCGCCGGAGAATATATTAGTATTGGCTTGTAAACTACTGGTTGGGCGTATACCAATACCTGTAAAATATGCATCGCCCGGATAGAAAGCTGGTGAAGATGGATCAGCATGATTTTCACCAGCGATACCAACTCGTAATAGACCAGCAGCGTTTGACCCATTGTTCTGTATTAAAACCATTTCTGATTTTGATAATGAACCAGTGCTGATATTTTGTATGCTGAGTCTTGCGAAGCCGTTTGCATTTGCAACTATCGCAACTTTGTCTTCTGGGTAAATGATGTTACCGTTTAGGTTTGCACCTACAGTAAGGCGCATACCATCTAATAGATTTAAGAAGCCGCCGCTTGGAATATATCCAGAACTCATTGTAACGTTAGATAGTGTTACAATATTACCTGTTTTAATAGTACCATAAGTACCTGAAATATTGCCTGTAGATTCTGTTACGTTGCCAAATACTTCAAAGAAGCCTTCTGTACGGACACGACCAAAGTACATGGCTTTGTCAATACCATCAGCAAAGTAGTGAGCGCGAACACCTTGATCATTTAGCGAATCGCTTAATAATGGCGCACCGTTGGCTCCAGTATTTAATTCAATGATATTATCTTGAGTTCTTAATGTAACGCTGTCTACTGTTGTTGTAGAACCTCTAACAAACAAGTTACCGTCAATGATTACATTGGCGCCAACATTTAAGTTTTTGTTAATGCCAACACCGCCTTTGAATACAACTGCGCCATTGTCTTCAAATGTTGAATCTGTAGTTGAATTAAATGTTGTTGTACCTGTAGCTGCACCAACACTTAATGTTGTTGCTGCACCAGCAAAGTTTAATGTAGTTGCTGTAGAGTTATATAAGTTTTGTGTTGATTGTGTGCCTACTACAGTTGGATTTCCAATTGTCAGTGTACCGCTGTTAGCACCTACGTTTAGTGTTGTAGCTGCTTGGAATGCATTAACTGTTGTAGCATTTGCGTTGAATACGTTTTGTGTTGATTGACTACCAACTACTGTTGGATTATTTAATACCAATGTTCCTGATGTAGCACCAATTGTGTTTAATGTACCAGCGCCAAATGCGTTAACGGTAGTTGCTGTGTCATCTAATAAATTAAACGATGTAGCATCTGTTCTAACGCTACCTACTGGGCCACCACTGATAAATGCATTAGCACGTACTGTCAAGCCAGATTGTACATCAACATTTGTACCAACTTGTACACTGTATGTGGTAATTAAGTTACCAAGACGAATGTTTGCGTATGTACTTGCCGCTACGTTACCGTAGGTTGTGCCTGCTTCTGTTGTACCTACTAAACGGAATTCTTTGTTGAACTCAGACCAAAATAGTGCTTGATTAGTTAAACTACCGCGATTAAATAATAGACCTAGGTCATATGTGTTAACACCTGAGAACGCATTATTTACAACGATCAACGGATCGTTAACATAGGTGTTAGTACTTGCGATAGTTGCGTACTGGCTAGTACCTAAAACTGTTAAGTTCCCGCCAATAGTAACATCTGATGTTGTAGTTAGGTTACTGTTAAATAAACTACCTACGATAGACCCTGGAACAATCTTAGCATTAGCATAGATGGTTGCATCAAGGATCTGATTATTCTTAATTCTGGTTAAAACTGACATGGGTTTAGCTCCGCAATAATAATTATTACACTATTGTTACAGCCTGCGGTTCCATATCCCCTGGGGCTTACTGTGTGTTTAGTAGTATTTATACCAAACTGAAAAAACTATGCTGATAGAGCTAGAATATTTTGTGTTGCTACATTGATATTGCTGACCGTAGCGGCTGTGGTAGCTAGTTTACCACCTAGAGTATTTTGATCTGTTTGTAGTGCTGAAGCTGTGTTCCAAACTTGTGTAGCAACTTCTGCCGCACTCGGAACTATTGCACCTGTGGTGTTGTAGGCATAGGCTAAACTGCTTACTGTGGCTTGAACTCCGCCACCTGATTGTACTGTGTATGTAGAAACACTAACATTGTCGTTGTATAATACACCGGTTACTACTACTTGGTGTCTGACCAGTATCGACCAGCTGTTTGTTAAGAAATATAGATCCCCTGCATACACACCGCCACCTACGCTGTCGCCACCAATACCTCTAAGAGGAGGTAGATAACTAGAATTTTGACGACGTTGTAACCAACGTTTGCTTGCTGAGTAGATGTCTTGTTTAACACGGACTACAGGATATTGTGGGTTAAGGATGATCTGTTTGTTGTCACCATCAAAGGTAACTGCCATTGGATCTAGCAGGTCATCCCAAAACTGTATGTAGTTTGTTGACACAATTAACGAATTTCCTTCCAGAACTTAGTAAACATCAAGGTAGGATATGCGCCTGCATACACGTTACCCAGAGCCTTAACACCAAATATAAACACACCTTTAGCGTTTTCGGGAGCTGTTAAGTTAGGACCTAGACCAAACGATTTATCAATACGATCGCCTAGTGCTGTACGGCCTTCGCTGTTTGCTGGAGCAATAAATGATTCAATTGGTTGGAATCTGTAGTAACCATACATGTTTATTGTACTTAAAGTCTGTGACTTAGTCACTTGATAGTTGCCTCTGTAACCTATATTAGAGAAGTTATAGTTTACAGGACCACTTGGTATCGAAGTGAAATAGCCGGTCATTAAAACAACATTGCCATTAACACTTTCAACTGTGGTTCCTAGTGGTACTCCTGTACCTGAAACTAGTTGACCAACATTCAAACCTGTTGTACTTGTAACTGAGAAACTACGTCCACCTACTGCTACAGGAACATACGCTGTATTAGCTGTAGTTAAGTTAGGAGTTTCTGTACTGGTTAACTGTTTAATAATTTTAGATTTGTTTGTTACACTGCCTGTTGTCCAGGCAGCGTTGGCAAAGAATTGATTTTCACTTAGGTACATTTCTTTTAATAGTGGACCGCTAGTAATACCACTTACCCATAGATTGCCTGTAGCATAGCTTGGCACGCCTTCGTACTGAATTGTTAATCCTGGAGAGATATTAGCAGTAATCTGTGCTGATGTTCCCCAGAATTGATAGTTAGGCATAGCATAAGCTGTTTGATCTACGTATAACATTGTGTTAGGGTCAATGGTTTCTGACCACACACGACCTTGTAGATAGTCATCACTAGGGGCTACAAAAATACCTATGTGTAAGTTTACATTACCTGTAGTTGCCCAGTCAAATGTTTCATGAATACCAATCACTGAGTTTTGTATATTTTGGTGTACTGTGCCTGTACCTGATGCAGTACCTGTGGCTGTGAATACTACTCCAGGATTATTTGATCCCGCACCAACTAGAGTAAAGTTTGTTGTACCTACTGTTTCAATGGTATAATTTGCACCAGTTATCAGACCCGGGCTACCACTAATACCGGCTGTTGCTGATATGCTTGGACCATTGATTGTGCTTTTAGCTTTGAAGCTCAAGAACGGTTGATAGTCGTCACTGCTGGTTACTGTAATAGGATTAGGTGGAGTAATGTGTGTATACACCCCTGTGTATTTAATATCAGCTGTTTCTGAAAACACAACACCTACACCAACTCGTAGGTAACTAGTACCTGCGGCTGACCCAGTATTACGTTGTTGCCATGTTACTGGTAAACTAAGTTGTCTACAAACCGTTGCCCAACCAATACTACCACCGTAAACAGTACCATTGCCTGCAAATTTAGCACCTACGTTTGTTTTTGTTAGATCTGGATATGTATTAGACCATAAGAATTGATGAACTGTAATACGACGTCCATCTGGCGTCGTAACACCTAGTCGAACCCGTCCAGCTGTGCCTTGCACATCCATCCAGTAAATATTATTTTTACTAGCATCTAAGACTTTACCGCCTAAAGCACCAATCATATCTGATGTAGCGTCTGTTAATAATGTATTAACGTTCCAATTGGCTTGACTAACTTCGATGTCAATTGGTACTCCGCTGGCATCACTTCTTAAGAATACTTTCCATGTAGTTCCGTCTAATCGAAAACCAAAGCCATTGTTGTCATCAAAATATCCCCATTCACGGACCACATTAGCCACGCCTGTATCACCACAACTACAACTAGTTAAGATTAATTGTGAAACACCTGGTTTATATGGATGATATTGTCCTGTGGATCTACGAGCAACGTCAGCTGCTGATGTGCCAGTAGAATACACCATTGCACTAATTTGTGGATTATGTACTACCGTACCCGATCCTGCTGTATAAGTCCAATACTTACCTGGAAGATCCTGTGCAAAGTGATAGTACTCGCCCACAGGTTGCATCTGTGACACTTGCATGTGACCAAATGCATCAAACTGCGGAGCAAACTCTGGGAATTGTACTAGAGCAGCGCCGCGGCCACCCGAAGCTTTTTCAACTGTTACTGCGTACTCCGGAACTTTTGGATCTGTAATAACTGTTCCTGATGTATAAACATTGGCTACTATTTCTGTAACAGCGCCATAATATGTTGCTCCTGTTCTTACATAATCTGCTGTAGTAAAGGTACCAACAACATCTGTTAAGTAGTAATTAATCGTAGTTGAGTTAAAAACTCCTGCTAGATTACCATACGCACCTGTAACAGAGCCTGTGATAGTACTACCAACTACAGGTACATTACCTGCATATCCAGTGGTATTAATTACAAGATCTGTAAGTTTGCGATGGCGGACTAATTTTCCGACACCGTCTGGTGGTAGTTGTACGTAATTTGTTGTCATTTACTTTTATCCTTAGGTATTTCGCTTAATATAGCTTTATTTATCATAGTACAGTCTAGGTTGCATAGTTCTTTTCTGGTAATGCAATGATTTCTATCACGTTAGTATTAGATTTGGCCAATGTCAGCGGTGTTTCGTAATTTGAGTAATATTGTCCATTGGTACGACCCACCGCCACACAAATTACCGTTGGGCCTAGTATTTCTGTAGATTTTGCTCCGTCTGTAATACTTGACCAGGTATTATTTGAAATATACTCAACTGTAACTCTATACCATCTGGTGATCCCACTAGCTCTAAAACGATATTCGTCGCCCACATAATAATGAGTATTTGGTATCCATTGGCACTGTGTGTTTAAGTCCCAATCATAGTCAAAGGATACGCTGGTTAATCCGCCTTGTAAATTACCTCTAATTTCGTTAGTTCCATCCCCACTTGGATCACTAGTATACGCTCGAACCAATACAGCGTCGTTAACCCCAAATGTTAAACTACCGCTAGTTGTTTCGCCGGTGGTAATTATATTGCCTTGATTAATTTGTTTATAATACAAATAATACCTGGCGTTTGCACCGTCCTGTGCTATAGTAGTATTAAATACCAATGCTCCAAATGACACATACGGAAACTGGCGATTGGTATTATCACTGAACACTATACGGTTGATGTCTTCTGCTTTGAAGTGGTCAATATATACACCGCCATCGCTGTTGTCATATATTGTGTATAATGTAGTTCCAATAAATTCTAATAGAGCACGTGTGATTGTTCCTGTTCTCACTGAAGCTCCGCTAGAATCAATGTCAATACCAGCCGGACGACGCAAGGTCCACTGTACGAATTCGTAGATTTGTTCTGCTGATGCCGCACCGTACTCATATGGATCTGAAGGCGATTTTGTAGTATCTGCATCGATGATTACATTGAAATAATAAGTACTACCACCAATAACTCTGGGCTGTGCTGTTGCATACCAAGTAATGTTCATATTACTATATGGCGACTGTGTAGCAGTTATCCCTGTGGTAGAAATTTCTGTATCAGTGTGTGTGATATACAAACTGTCTGATGTATTTGTTAATGAGAATCTATAGGCTTGATAGGTTAAACTTGATATACCAATATCTTCTATGGTAACTTCACCATAGCTGTAACCCTGTGAACGAACATAGAATTTAGCTATTGCCGGAATTCTATAATCAAAATTACCGTGTGATGCATCACCGTAGATCTTAATTGGCTGATTGATGGCTCCATGTAGGATTCCATTTATTGGTGCTACGTTAGCAACATTGCCCAATGAGTAGTAAACTTGATCTGCTGGACGAACTGTTAATCTAGTACCCACATTGGCTGTGATAGGTCTAGTAATGGAGAACATGTTTTGAGTATAAACTGTGACTACCCTTGTGCCTGTTAATGCGCCTGGAATCGCAACGAACGATCCTGATACTACACCATTTGAAGTATTAACTATAAGATTTGAACTGTTACTTACATTGGCTGTCAAGGTTAATGTTTTAATTAATCCTTCTGCACCCATACCACCTAAGGTAATAGCACCCATGTATTCTTCTTGGCTAACTCCGCTGGCATCCTTAAGGGCCCAACCGCCTGTGCGAATTAAATTATAAGTATAATCAGATCCACTGTTAAATGTCAATGTGCCTGCCACATTGCCGGTTGTGGCTGTGGTCATTGTAATACTGGTATTAGAATTGACTGTAGCTACTCTAGCATTACCCGCAATGTTTGCACCTGATATATAATATCCTGCGGCAATATAGTTAGCATTGAAATTACCCGTACCTGTTATAATTGTCAATGCATTGTTACTGGCACTACAATCAACAATGGTAATTTTTGTTGTTGGATTAATTGCTTGGTCAAAATTCCAACCATTGATCAATTCAAATTTTTCATCTGTGACCGGATTAATTGGGAATGGATACATGACTACATTGTTGTCGGTATTCCAAATATCTTTTAGTCTAGAATACAAACATTGTAGTGTCGTGCCATCTCTGGTTAGATTGCCTACTTGTGTGAGTTTAAGTATTGAGTTGTTAACATCGATCACTAATTCTTTAGTCGTAGTGGCTGTATAAGTTGCTAGTTCGTAACCTATGCTATCTGGATCTTCTATTAAACCACCAATGTATGTTGTCATATGTTTCTATTCCGTTATGCTGGATTCAAATACTGTCTATCAATCGCCTGTGATACTTGAACTGTTGCTCCGCTGTTGGTCAATGCAGATGTTAGACGTAATGCTACATACCCAAGACTAAACACCACAATATAGATATCAACATCTTCTGTATACGCATAATTGTAGGTAATTAAAAATTTTCCTGCATTAGCTGGATCAGCTGTGACTGATATATTGTTTAGTCCACTTGGACTTGCTCCCACTACATCTGCACTGGCTAATAGTGTGTATGCGCTTTGGGTGTAGATACGGACCTTGGTACCTTCAATTAAGTTATTAATTGTTAATACACGAATATTTTGTATGATTACTGTATTTGAGTTTGTAGCTATGCTGGTTGCCGCATTGGCTGTGCCAGTTTGATTATAAACCAGTACTGTGAATGCAGGGGCATCCCAGTAAATATCTCTATTATTATTAGCAAAAGAAATACTTTCTTCAGTTAATGTTATTGTACCTGAACTTCCTGTGTATTTTAATCTAAGAGCACCGCTGGTTGTTGTGTTGTTATAAAATAATGTTTCTGTGACTGCATCTAAATTTGCTTGTAGCGCGGCTTGTGTTGCTCCAGATACTGTTAATGCTCCTGCGCCTGAGCTACCTGAGCTTCTTGAAAAATAGCAACCACGGAACTCATTACCGGGACTCAATATTGGCTCGCATTGATCAAATGCTACTCCGCTGATTGCAATATTACCTTGTAGGTATACATTACCTGCGCCTTGGATATTCAGGCTGTCAAGGCTATATGTTGCATCAGCTGAACTAGCTGAGCCCGGAACAAACCCCCAATAAAATTTATTTGCTGACGACACTGTACTGTTAGTATGGATTATCGTATCACCGGGGCCTGCTTGGTATGTTAATCCAACCTCATTATCAGGAGAACAATAAAATACTTGGTTTGATGCTATGTCATATTGTTTTGGAAACTCAATCACCGTTGAATCTAAATGTAAGTACATTGGATTAACTGCACCATCACCTAATTGCAATGATTGGATCAACAATGCCTGTGATGCACCTTGTTGAATCATACTTTGGCGTTCTTTGCCACGGCCTACTGCTTTAACCAAATATGTCATATTTAACGGATGACCGGCATTGCCACCAGATACTATTTGATTTTCTAGTTGCCATAAACTACCCACTTGCCAGACTGGTGCTACACTAAATCCTGATAAGAAGAATCCAAAAGCATTAATATTTGCACCTAGGCGTATATTGCCATTGGATTGAATTCGTCCGTTTCCAAGATAATCTGTGTTGATCACTATTGGTACGTGTTGTGCTGTGTTGAAATTTGTGCCTTGCCCGTGTACATGATATATTGCAGTAGAACTAGTAACCAATGATGTATTTGCTATTAATGGAGTAAGTATATTTGCACTGACGGTGCTAAGTGTATATTTAAGTCCTGTGCCGTCTGATATATTTGCTGCAATTCTAACATTTCCAGCGGTAAACATACCTGAACCTACTACCGTTTGTCCAACTTCAATATTTGCAGATGTTGTTCCGGCTCCCATTGTAAAAACTTGCATGATATTAGCATTAACGTTTGCTGTTGTAATATAAGCACAATTGGCCGTAACACCAAAGGCTAGTCCTTTAGTTCCTGTACGTGAAATTGAGTCTGTATTCTGATATGCTTTAGGGGTTCCGGGTCTTAGGTGAGCTAGAATATTTTTCCCTATAGCTGCGGGCTTATTGGCCACAGATGGGATTAACTGTGCTCCATACCATCGACCACTAACCGGTGTTGCGGCTGTTGTCCAGGATCCCATACTATGGTAAGGATTTAATCCTACATCTAAATTAGCTGCAACGGAAGTTGAAGTGCTTGCTATATTTCTATTATTGATTGTGTTGCCCCAAAACGGTACTGGGTTGGTGCCCCGATTGGCTATTTGAACTGTGGTAAACGGACCGTTACCATTATAGGCTGTAGTTCCGTTAATTGGGTCAATCAATATACTAGCGTCTGATACTGTATATGTTGGTACTATTGTTACACCTGTGTCTGGCGGACTAATAGCAATGGTAGTTAGTATTGACGCACTGGTTCCCATTTTATTATAGAATACGGTACTGGGTGTAGCACCTGCTGTTTTTTTATAACTCCAACTAAATGCCGACGAATGACTTGCAGCATCTGCGCCGTCTTCCCAAGTTACTGGTCCTTCTAAAATCATTGGTACTTCAGCTGCCGATGTAATTGCGCTGTACAGAATTAAACTATCATTGTTAGTCGTTGTAATTGACGGCATCGCACCTCGCGCCGCTGTGGCCACGGATAGTTGATATCCTGCTAGAACATTACCATTGAATATGGTTGTATTACCAGGAGATGTTATATTGGCATCTTGAATGGTAATCATATGAATTGCTGAGGTTGTACTAGTACCTAAGATAACTCCGCTGAGATCACTTTCTGCATCAGATGCGGCTACTTTCCACCAAATTGATAGTTGGGCCGTGTTGGTTGTATCAAGTAGTGTGGTCCATCCTGTGGGCGCAGATCTAGTAGATGCTAGACGAGTGCTGACGATAGCCACAACAACGTCGTTGGCTTGTACAACTGGCATAAATCCAGTGGTTAAAGCTGTTGAGCTTGTTGTTGAAAAACCGTAGGTCCAATCGCGTATTGCGGGCATCTAATTAAAATCCTTTAATTTATCTTATATTTATCTGGTAGTTTTATCACCAGTTTTTCTATGAAACTGCATAACTAATACCCGATACTGAAGTTCCTGTATAGGACAAGTTTTTAGTATAAACCTTACCTAAATCATTACCGGTAATTATCAATGAACTCAACTGTGTACCTGTGTAGTAAAATGATTTAACTATAATATCAGCACCTGCTGGAGAATAAACTACATTTGAAATAAATGATCCACTGTAGTTAATCACGTAGGGATA